TTATTATTTATATTATTATTTATATTATTATTTATATTATTATTTATATTATTATTTACGGTGCTGTTTTGGCACCCTACGGTGCTGTTTTGGCACCCAGCTACGGTGCTGTTTTGGCACCCAGTTACGGTGCTGTTTTGGCACCCTACGGTGCTGTTTTGGCACCCTACGGTGCTGTTTTGGCACCCTACGGTGCTGTTTTGTAACTCGGCACATTCAAAGTTGAATCTATAATAACATCTTTTCACTTTGTTATTGACAAACATTTCTTTCTTTTCCAAAATTCCTTTTTCTGTCAGACTTTTAAGACTGCGCAAAACGTTTTTATCAGTAATTCCCGCCCATTCTGCAATATATTCGGTCTTTCCCATAAACCACGAATTGCCATCCTGCGAATACCCATAAATAAGGGCTGTTATTATCAACTCACTACCCTTCAAATCTAAACGGGTACGTAAAAATCCGGGAATTGTTATGTAATTATTTTCTTTCATTTTCTTTGCTGTTTAAATATTCAACCATTGAAATATAATCATCAATAACGTTTTTACATATCCATTTTTTCCCTTGATATGAAAATAGTTTTTGATTTACCCCGTTTGCCGCATTATATGCTTGTATAATACTTTCCAAATCATAATTATTGCAAACCTCACGCAATCGGTAAATTGCTTGCCCAAATGTATAAACATTAAACAATCTTTGCCCGTCCGGGCTAATATCCGAAATCATGCTATTAGCCAATATTTCGGCTTCTTCTTTGTCGTCAACTTGGAAAAGAATTAAATGTGTTTTATCGGGTATCTTTGCCGCTATCAAATACGGGTTCTTTGTTATTCCTACCCTCAAAATGTCATTTGAAACATCATTGCACAACCAATAAACGTGCAATTGTCTTGGTACAATGTTAAAATCTAACTTTGCGTACCCTTTTTGTAAATACTCGTTGTATTTCATAATTAAAAAAGAAAAGCCCCAATTAGAGCCGTTACACATCTAAAAGGGGCTTTGTAGCTAATTAGCAAATATCTTTCAATCGGTAACGGTCGATTGTTTTACGCCACAAATATAATACTTTTTTTTTATTCCAACAACTGTACGGGCTTAAATGCTTCTTTTACCTTGAACAAATTTCCCTCGCTTTCGTTAGGAACAATCGTAACAACCGGATAACGGGAACGGTCGCCGGGCTTTTGAGAAACTGCAAATTGTACGTTCATATCAAAGATAATTCCTTTGACGAACTTCTTTTCTTCCAATATGGCGTCGAATGTATCACGGATATTGGGTATTGTTGACGCCGTACCCTTTGTCGTGAATTGCCATACCCCGCCAACTCCACGAACCAACGGAATAATAAAAGTTACGGTTAACGTTACAATCCATCCGTCGCCGCCATTCTTAACAGCCCGGTTTGGGTGTTTTTGCGCAACGCCTGCCATTAAATCGGGATAATCTTTTGTACTGTATTGTGCATATTGTTTCCCGTTCCATACAAAGAACGTTTCCCCGTCGCCGTATGCAACCAATTTACCCGCATCATCCCTATATTGATATTCTTCCCTGCATGACTTTTCCGGTTCATCATAAACAAATACTATTTGTATTGTTTGCGGTTTATCCCCGTATGCTTGATTAAATAGCCCTGCATATTTTCCGGTGCTTACAAAATAATCTATACTTTTAGGCAATCCCTTTTCATCTTTTATGCCAACTTTTATTTTCCCAATTATAGGTAATGATATTCTATTTATTGGTTCATTACGCATTATTCTACCTTTCATTTTGAGCCTCCTTTCTTCCAAATATATCCTCCGGCTGTGTGTCTTTTTCCTAATATTACTTTACTTATATTTTGCCTTTTTATTCCAGTAGCATTTTCAGCGTCTATTGCCCCATCGTACTCTGCAATATATTCCCCTTCAGAGGAATATTGTAAAACCTTCCTTTTTCTATTTTTGGAAATTCGTTCTTGCCTTGTCCCATATTTCAAATTGTATTCAATAGTACACCATTCAAGATTTTCCATTCTATTATTTAATGGATTTTCATCTTTATGATTAATGCAAGGCAAATTATTAATGTTAGGAATAAATGCTAATGCCACAAGTCTATGTACAAAAATTTTTTTTGCAACTCCATTAACATTTAATTCAACGTTATAATATCCCTTTACTATTCCTTGTTTTAATATTTTGCTTTTTGTTGATATAATAGTTTTTGAACAAATTGTATAAGGTCTTTCTAATGACCTTACATTACCATAGCTACTAACTTGATAATACCCATCATATCCGGGAATGTCTTTCCAAATTTCATTTTCCATAATTGCCAACTTTTAAGAACTGCCAACAAATTATAAATGGGGACGGGCTGTTGGCTTACCCTTTCGGTCGGTAGCTACTCCGACCTATCCCCATTGCAAATATATAAATTATTTTTTACTTTTGCATCATCTTATCGCCCATGTTGGCGAAAAAGATACGGGGGCGGGCTTTCCGCCCCTTGCTTTTATATATCAATTTCAGTATTCAACAAATCTTTCTTTGTCACGGGTTCCGGCTTTTTAGGCTGTTTTTCTTCGATTTTAGCCACTTTTTCTTTTTTTGGTGTAATTGTACGTTTTGCGGTTTTCTTTTCCTTGACGGGCTTGTTTTCCGCCGTTTTTGCCGTTTTTCGTGTGGTTCTCTTTACGGTCTTGGTTTTCTTTTCCTCCGGTTCCGGTTGTGGTTCGGGTTCCGGCTGTGGTTCGGGTTCCGGGTCTTTCTTCAAATCCTCAACGGTAACGGCTTTTTCCGGTTCCGGCTTTTTCTTTTCCGCCGGGGCTTTGCTTTTAACAAGTTCCGCCAACGTCAGCGAAACAATATTGTTTGTCAAATCCGGTTCGTTATCCAATGATATTTCCCCGGAAACCGCCGTAAATGTATTATCCCGTTTTTCGTCCTCAATTGCTGCCAACTCCAAAAGATACGGGATTTTCTTTGCGTTCGGGCTGTCTGTTTGGTCTTTCAAATTGTACGTCGGTTTCTTTCGCCAATCTTTCGGGCTGAAATTGAAAACACGGTCAATCGGAATATCCGGGAAATTTTCGTTCCACATCATCGCATATAAATGCAACTGAATTTCCGCTTCTTCGTAAAATCCTTTGCGCCCGCTTTTGAAATCCACAATTGCGTTTATGTATTCTTTTGAACCGGGCTTTGATAACATCGTACACGGTAAATCAATCATTCCGGCGTAATTATGAACGGGGTGTACCAACGCAATTTCCACGGCTAACGGTTTAACGTCATAATCCAAAACAAATTGCGCAAATGCTAATATATCCTTTTTGAAATCATCAGCGTAATAAATGAAATCGGCGGGCAATTTGTTGTTATCAATATAATCTTTCAATTTGGCTTTCAATCCGTCCAAATCATAAACCCGGTTAATTATAAGTTCTTCAAATTGGGCGTGCATAAATGTACCATACGCCGCCCGTTCTGCTTTGTATCGTTCCGCCTCGTCAATACCTTTGTCGGCAATCCATTTTATCAGAAACGGCGATTGTGGCATTGTTTGGGACAAAATTGTTGTAACTGACGGATAAAATTCCGGGGTTCCGTTGTCGTCAAACTTGTAATAATATCGGTGTCCTTTGCTGTTTAGCTGCCATACTTTATACGGCGGTTCAATCAACGCACCATCAAAAAACATTGCTGTCATTTCCTCAACCGTCATGCCCGGCACAATTTCAAAAGCCCCGGCGGGCTGTTCTATTTCGACGGCATCCAATCCGGGGACAATCTGTTGTTCATCGTTTATTTCCGGGAATTTATCGGCGGGCAATTGTCCCATTGCTTCCGCCAACTTCTTAACCGAATTTACTGCGTTACCCATTGTGTTTGCAATACTTTTTTCCGGGTTTTCCGGCTGTTTCTTTTTCGCTCTCATGTTATTTGCTCTTTAATTCGTTAAACAATACATAAACCATTAATCCACACATTGCAGAAAACAAAAAATGGATATAATTCCAAAATCCGGCAATAAAACATATTACTCCGAAAATGCTAAATATCATTGCAAAAACCTTTGCTTGCCACGCATCGGAAAAGAAAACATCAACCATCTTTTCCATTTTTTCGATAAACTTCTTTTTCATGGTTTTAATCCTCCATTCCAAACAGATAATCGGCGGAACAACCGCACATTTCGCAAATTATTACTACCCATTCCGGAACAATCCTTTTGGTTGTCCCGTTGCAAAGATTTGTCATATTTACCTGCTGTGCGCTTTCGCTTGCGCCCTCAAATAAACGGGCTGCAATATCCTTTTTCAATACCTTTTTTCCGTTCGCCTCGGAACGGGCGATTGCTTCATTTACTCTCAATTTCATATTGTTTTATTTTTATGGTTATTACTCTACATGCCCGCAATGTTTGCAGGTTTTTTCCTCAAATATCGGTTCGTATTCATACGGGGTTAAATACCCATCGCCGCCGCAACATTTATAATCGGCGTCGGTAACTTCCATTTCTCCGCCACATACCGGGCAATCTCCTTTTCCGACCAATACCAAATTCAGAAATGCGTCCAAATGTTCGGAACGTACAACCGAAATTCCGGTTGATTTGATAATGCCGACAACATCAGAAGCCGGAACGTTACGTTCGATACTATCAAACAAAGTGCATCCCCAAAATTCCGGGTCGTCTTGTATCATTTCCTTTTGGATTAATTGGTTTACAATGATTGTTTCAACTTCTGTTGCTTTCTTTCCGGCTGCTTTCGCCAAAATGTTCAATTCTTTGTCTTTTCTGATATTCATATTATTTCGCACTATCCCCGTGCGTGGGCTTAACTTCAATGCAAAGGTACAAATATTTCTTTAATTACCAAAAATAAATACTTTTATTTCAAATTTATTTTTGCGGGTTGTTTTGCAATTTACGGCAAACAATATATTTTTGTGGTACCGCATCAACCAAATATCGCTCTCGGTTACTGCGTAAAATTCCCCCGGTGCATATTGATTTATGACGCCGGGGGTCTTTTTATTTCTTACTCTGATAATACAACCATTTGTAAATTCCGCCGTAATATCCGGTTTCCAATACTGCTTTTCGTATGGTCTTTGCGTCGTACTCGCCAAATGTTACGTACTCATATATTGACGGGTTTTCATGCAACGCAAATTCAAATGTTATGTCAATATATGCGTCGCCGACCTTGTTAAACGCATGGTCAATCGGTATTGGGACGTTTGTTTTTCCCTCACAATAAAGAATCCGTTCCGGGAACGCCTCGCAAAGTAAATGGGAATTTCGATAACATTGTTTAGGCCGCGGCTTAATTACATGCTGTATATATTCCAATTCGTAATCCTCCAATACATCAGCCGCCGGAACAATTTTAACGGGCTTTGCAGCATTAAACAAGTCTACAAAATACGCTTTTTGTCTTTCGTGCATAGGTAATTCCAACATCATTTCAATTTCTTTTATTATACTTTCCATACAATTTGTTATTCCGTCCATTCCTCAATATACATTTCATACGCTTCTTGGCAACAACGCCCCTCACAACTTATATATCCATTTGGGACGCCGTGGGTTCCTTTTTCGCCATCATCCAAAGGACAATATAAACACAAATCGTCGCTTAAATCATCAACGTTGTTTATTGTTTTCATATCATTTGTTTTTTTGCCGGGGAAATCCCCGGCGTTGTTTATGCAATACGAATTAAATTAGCTTTTTTGAAACATCTATATTCCTGCTTTTCGGTGTCGAAATAGGTTTGAACCGTGTCGGCTGGTTTACGGGTTCCGGTTGTTGCCGGGATTGTTTCCGGGTTTGTGGTTCCGTATGCCTCACGCAATGAACCGTCTATTTTCTGAAAGTAGAATTTTACAATTCGTTTTTTCATTTCGGCTTTCAACTTAATGTTCAACCATGCACATTTTAAAGCCTCTGAAAGTTTATAACCATTGCGTTTTACGAACTGCCACGCCAATTTGAAAATCTCACTTAACTTGTTTCTTTTTTCTGAACTCATACGAATTTGTATTTGGTTCCGGGAACCCGCCCGGTCGGATATTATTTAACATAGAAACTTATCTTTATTCCTCTGCGCAATTTGCAAACGGTTTTATCATCGGTGCCATTAAATGCACGGCGCAACATCTTATTAGCCATTTCAACGCCAATCAATTCAATCAATCCTTTAACGCCTACCAACTTGTTAACCTTTTTACCGTCAACAATACCGTTGATTTTAATGCGGAAATTGCGATTAATTTCTTTTGTTGTGTATAATAAACCGTTGTAAATTGTTGTTGCCATTTTGATTTTCTTTTAATTGTTCGGGAAAAACGCCCCGTCGTTGTTGTTTAGCAATGCTAATATACAACCTTTATTTTAATTACCAAAAGAATTTCTTTTTATTTTATCGGAAAATGGCAAAAAATTCTGTTTTTGGTTCAAAAGATAGTTATTTTGGTCGAATTTTCGATTTAAGCCACTTTTTCGGGCGAAATGTGTAATTTATCCATCCGGGAAAGAAAAGCCCGCTACGGGGCTAAAAATGGGCAAAACTAAAAAAGCCGGGGAAAACCCGGCTAATCCTTAAAAACAATTTTTAATTATATGGTCGAATGTAATTCGATACAAAGATAGTTATTTTTCAATCTCTATATATTCAACCCCCATTATTTTTGTATGCGGGTTCCTGCTGATAATGTCAATTTCCCGGTTCTTTACTTTGTTTGTTTTCCAAAGGAAATTAAGAAACCTTTTATATTGTACGGTCGCAACAATTAAAATGCTGTCACGGTTTACAAACGTCCCGGAAAACGTTCCGTCCGGTGTCGTGCATCCGTTTAAGGAAAACCACGGGTCGGAAATATCAACGCATTTCAAAACGGTTGTTGTCGTATCTCCGGGCAAATAAACAATGCTGTCCCGGACGGTTCCCCGTAATTGGCTTATTGTTTCCATTTGCGCCGTTGTTACCGCCTCCAATTCCCGGTTCTTTGTTTGCAGGTTTTTTATTAATTCTGCATCGCTCGCCCGGTATCTTTCAAACTCCGACAATTTCAGTTCCAAAACTCCAACTTTGGCGGCGTTCAAACTATCCTTTGTTTTGTACGTTTCGACGTCCTGCAACAATGTTTCTGTATTTCCCCGGTATCTGTTCCGTTCGTCCGTCAATTTTTCAATTTTCGTTCGTTGCACCCATATTGTTGCAACGGCGGCAACTACCATCGCAATTGCCGCCCAAATCAAATACTTTTTCATACAATTTTCTTTATTGCTTCAAAATGTACCTTTGCAATCCTTTCTTTTCCGTCGTCGCTCATCATAAAACGGCAATCCTTTTCATTATCAAAAAAGAAATTTTCAGATAATACCGCCGGGCAAACAGTATGTTTCAGAATATAAAATTGGCTTTCTTTGTCCGGGTCGCCGTCCACATAATCAAAACGCATTTTCCAACCATCCGGGGCAAACTCTTTTTCCGCCTCCTTATAAAGAACGGTTGCGATTGCATCCGCTTTCGTTTGTCCTACGCTTGTATAACATTCCCACCCGGTGCCGCCTCCGGCGTTCCCGTGAACGCTAAACAAAACGGCGTTGTTGCCGCAATCTGCATGGATAACGTTTGCACGTCGGCAACGTTCCGGTAATGATACGTCGTTGTCCTCCGGTACCAAAATTTCAAACTTTACGCCATCGGCTTTTAACATCGCCGCAATACGGCGTACAATGTCACGGTTAAACTCCCATTCAAACAATTGGGAACCGTCCCCCCAAATGGGGGAACGTTTCCCGGCACAATCCACGCCGTGACCTCCATCAAGAATAATTACTTTACTCATTTTCGTTTTCTCCTTTCTTTTTATTGTTTTTGTCGGGGTCGTCCCCAAATTCTTTTTCCAATCCGTCAATTATCGGTTGCAAATGCGACGGCAAAGCCCTTGTAAACTCCAAACGGATAACATGGTAAATAATACGTAATGCCAAATTCCGGGGGTACGCAATAATCAGATTGCGGAACGCATTTTGCAAATACACATACATAAACACGTATGTTAGTGATTTTACCACGATAACCGCCGCATTTTCATCGCCGCAATTTTTCATTATTACAAAAATCGCCTCCACGATAAACAGATACAACAGAAATTCGCACAATGCGTTTTTAAACTTACGGAACGAAAAGTTTTTGCATCGCACAATCGCCACGCCGTCCGCCCTCATTCCCGCCCAAATATTGAACGCAAACATTACTACTAACGCATAAACAAAACCCTTTGTCGGGGTTAAATAACCAAATAACGGGCTAACCGTTGAAACGGCTATAATACGCCATTGTTCCAAATTCATAATTCTTTCCATATCAAACATACATGGTTATTCTACATTTAAGAAATAGTAGTTATTTCAAATGGTTTATTACAAGCCTCTTTAATGCACTTGTTTATCAAACTTATATTATCATCCGTTACGGCGGTACACAATTGTTTTCTATAATCTCCACTGCTTAAAGGTATTCTATATGTACAATTTTCAATATCAATATTAAATAACTTTGCAATAAACGTCTGAAATAATGTACCTGCAATTATATACCTTGTAATTCCAAAGTCCGCATGAATTGAATCTCGTGTAAAGTCCGTTTTATTACTCCAATTCACCCTGTTATCCATAAATGGGTAAGTGCTTTCTATCCCGTCAAGGCTTGTAATAACTTCCGCTTGTCCTATACTTGGTGGAGCCGGAACACCAGACGTATAGATAGTGCTATTTCTTAATACAAGATTAGTTCTTGCATTTTGCACGGCCGTCCCACTTGGAATAACGAATTTAACATCGGGGCAATTAGTAATGCAATCTTTATAATTTTTAGATATATTAGTCCACATACCTATTTGTCTTTCCCTTTGATTGCTGCCATAATCAAGCCACTTGTCATCGTTTGCTCCACTTGGCCCATGAGATTCGGAAATGGTGTGATAAACGGAAAAAGCCCAAGTCATATTCATACCAAATACAGGATTGCTATAAAGACTTGATTTTTTACATTTGTCTATAAGTTCTTGAACAATATTTTTAGTTATATTCCCATCTTCTCCTTTTTCCCAAAAAACAGATTGGTCGGGATATGGAGATTGGTATGCCCCATTTTGCAAAATAACAAAATCCCATGCTTCATCGGCTAATATCCAATCCATCTTTACCGTGTCATTTGCTGGTGCTGGTTTTCCTTCATCTGTTATATCAGAGCCTGGCTCACTTGACCATTTGCCAGTAGTGCCATTATATTGTTCCCAATCCGTTGCTTGATACTTCCACTTATAGTAAGTGACACCCGTCTCTGCCTCCCATCTTGATAGAAAAACGCCTAATATTGCAGCCCCAATATATGCGTTACCAATAATTATATCTTTATTAAAGGACTTACAAATATTACCGACCTCTCTCACCGTGTCAACTCCAAAAGAAGAGCCTATAAAAAGAATCTTCAATGAATCTTTATAAGATGCACTTTCATTATTTTCCAATACCGTTACTCTTTCACCCAATAGATTCATATTTTCTTTATTGTTTTTCACCTCTTTATTTACATCTTCGATTTGCTCGTAAACGCTTTTTTGCATATAAGGAATATTGTAAATAAATAAGGATTTAAGAAATTCCACCTTATCCCCCTTTATTCTTGAATTAGAAATATGAAGCCCTAATTTTACCGCCCCATTAGGTTTTATGTACCCTCTGTTATTCGTACCTGTACTTCCTCCGGTAGATGTTGATATTTGGTTATTGTCTGCGCCAAAAAACTTAAACGTCCAACCATCAAAACTATTTTTACCTAAAGAATCAATAATATAAATAACAGTATTATCTGCTATCGCAGAAACGTCTAGTATGTCTAATGCACTATTAGTACTATTCGCTCGAGGATTGTCTATTAAGGAACTTCCAACATAAGCAGTATCAGCATAGGCATTAAGATGTTTAGTAGGCGTATAATTTAATTTACTGGTATTTATAATCTCTTCAATTTGTCGGTTATTTTCCTCTGACTGCTCCTCTGTCTTTTTACTTCTTTTATCAAGTTCTGTTATGTAGTCTACTATATTTTTAGGAAACATCCCTAAAAAGAAAAAACCATCAATATCACTTATAGTGGATGGTCTAGAAGTATGTATATATAAAAGTTTTGCATTAGCAGACGGTAGAATATCATTCCCCGAATTTTGGTAACTCCAATTCACTTTATTACCGTTTGCGTCTGTCAACTTAATTGTCAAATTATAATCGGCAATTCTCACTTTTCCCCCTTGTGAATTATACATGCTAATAACGTCATTTGTATTTGCGTCAATTGGGTAGGGTACGTTACATCTTAAATACCCATCCGTGCTGGTAGCTTTCGGGGGATTATCTCCTGACCAATTACCAATAACATATTCTGACGCCCTAATACTCAATCCCTCTATTTTATTCTCTAACCTGGAAACTTTTCCCGATGTTGCAATACCCAATTCATTCTTTACCCAAATACCTTTTTTATTGATAAAGATTAGAAGTTGGTCGGTCAATTCCACGCCTCCAAAATTAGAGTAAACCCCCGGTTGTGAAGCCAAATAAAAAATATTTTGGTCGGGTGTTCCGGGGTTTGTATCGGGTGTTGCTATTCCGGCAAATGTAGCGTTGTCGCCTATATTGCTAACCAGCGACAACAACGTTGCCTGCAACATGTCCCCCGTAATTTTCTGCATGCCGTTTGCTTTGATAACGGCGGCAATTGATGCTTTTAATTGTTCATAATTTCCCATAATTCGATAATTTAATTGTTTTTGAAATCATTATTGAAATCTCCGTTAAAATCTCCTTTATTGCTTTTAATATAGCCACGTCCTATTTTCTTTACGACGGTATTTGTTTTAAACTCAATTTCGACGCTCGCCAAATCTCCCTGCGTTTGCCATTTTGGGGTAATTAGAAACGTGTCGCAATCGTATTCCCTGCCGTATTTATCCGTTATATGAATGTAATCAGCCATACGAATAAAACGCATTACGTCGCAAAGATATTCCGGGGCTAATATCGTACATTTAAACGTTTTGACTGATATTTGTTTTTCCGGAAAAAAATACCCGTCCCGTTCTTCGCCGTCCTCTTCAAATTCATAATCCGGTTTTCCCAACTCTGTACAAAGGTACAACGTATTTTTGAAATCCAGGTTTTTATATACTATTTGCCCGGCGTCGAAAACCAAATTTTCCATGTCCCACCATTCAATTTTAAGGTACCCGGAAACATCTTGTACAATGGTAAACATTTCTGAATACCACGTTTGACCCCCGTCGGATAACCTCATATAATAAATTCCGTCTAACTGATTTAACGGCATGGGTAATATTGCCGGGTATAATATTACATCATATCCCAACGACTGAAACCGGACAACTTGCAATCCGGTTTCCCTCATGTATGTTGTTATATTTGCAATTTGTTTTCCGGTTTTATCATATAGAATAACAGACGTAACAGAATTTGAACGGGTATTTCTTATTATCTGAAACGGCAATAATCTATCAGCCGGTGCGAACAATGGGCATATTTGCCCGTATGCGTAACTTTTACGGTGGTTCTGCTGCTCTATTGACGTGTACCACGGCAATACGCTTATATTGTTATTCTGTATCATATTTCAACGTTGCTTTAATGTTTCGACTACACAAATTTACTGAAAGTTTATCAACTTGACCGTTACCAATATACGTTTTAACTAATAGCATTGGGTTTGGGTCTGTTGTTCCTGCCGGGAAATTCAATGTTTGTTTTTTCTTTCTCTCAATACCAATTGCATAATTTGGGATATTATTTATTTTGAAATTGCGTGCTGGCATATCATAAACCCAATATGTCGGTTGTATATTGATAAACGCTAAAAAGCCATTTTGCAAAAAATATTCTACGCTATCAACGGTTTGTCTTGTGAAAGGCAATTCCAATTGTCCGCCGCCGGACGGCGTAACTGCTGCAAACAATGCGAATCCATCGGAACTAATTGCACCGGGGTTTAACAACATCAAATCTATGTCAGACGTAAAATTTGATATGTTAATTTCTTCAATTTTCCCGGCTGTTACATATTTTGACGTAATTTCTATTGGCAACCCCTCAAATGGTGTTGTTACATCATCCATCCACTCAAATCGATAACGTTCCGGCATTTCTACTTTGTCAAATGAATATTCAGACGTTGCAAAAGCTAATTTTTTGCCGTTCCTAACGCTTTCTAATTGTGTTAAATCATAATCAATAATCGGGTTATATCCATACGAACCGCCATTTCTAAACCAACTTACCTGTTCAATTTTAAATTTTCCGTCCTCAATATACCAATAACATTTGTAAATATCCCGTAACATCGTCATAATCTGTTGTAATGTAATCGGGGCTTTTTGCGCCGGGGTTTTATATTCGCCATTAATGATATTACTTTTCTGACTTATTAGCAACTTAAATGACTGCCCGGAAATAGGATTGTTTGTGTTATAAAGAAATTGGCTGTATTCCGGCGTCGCTTCATGCGTTATTCCGGGCGCAAATTCTTTTAATAGCACATTGATACATGACGACAATGTAAACGCATCACGCAAAGTATATGCTTTTCGGGCTTTTTCCTCTAATATCCAATCCATCAGATAAAACCCAAACCATAACGACGCATAACGCCACGTTGACCGGGCGATTGGATAAAACGTTTGTCCATATATGGAATAAGGCGGCTCAAAATACTTTCCACTGTCGGCTAATCCCCACTCGGTCGGCGTATCTGAAAAATTATTAGATATAAATGCCACGTCGATTGCGTAACCAATTGCCCGGCGGTAATTTCTATTATTATCTACAATATCATCGGACGACAACGGGTATGTATCTAAATCGTCTATTTTATCAACATCAACCAAATATCGGGCGTATATATTATAACTTTTCATATCGGCGTGCATCGTACCCGTTGCTCCGGAACCCTCAACGGCGGTTAAATCAAATTCCAACGTATCAAAAGGTTCTTGCGTTATCTTTGTAAACCGGAACATTGCCACATCATCAGAACGGCGGCGTATCTCAACACCTGCTAGCCCAATAGGTAGCCCACCCGCAACTCGTTTTTGTGCAATATGGATATAATAATTTACATTTAATTCCGAGTATAAATCTCCCATAAATTCATCAGGACTTACACCCGTCGACATCCGCCCAGTATAAAGCCCGGATATTACCGCCGGGGAACCGTGCGACGTAATTTGTATTTCTTTCAAAATATTACATAGTGCAAAATGATAGGTTTGTATTAATGCGTTTTGGTCAGTCGTGGCGTTTGCGTCTTGTTCCCAATTCGTGCCGCCCAAAAAGCACGAAACAATACTATCTCCGGGAACGTATATTTGTATCAATGGGCGTTTTCTTATTGTAAGAAATTCGATTTGTGGGGCTAACTCAATTAAATTGTATTCCTTTTCCAATCCTGCCAAAACGTCGTTGTATTGGTCTATTGTTTCCGGCTGTACCGTAACCAATTTATCATCATCATTAAACGTACAATCCGTTTTCATAAACTTTGCTTTATAGTATTGATCGTATGTTTGTCCCCAATCATCGCTTTTTTCGATATATAGGAAAAATTCAGAATCAAACGGGGCGTCATTGATAATATCGTAATCAGCACGGACAAAGTTTATTTTACCGGACAATTTAGCCCGGTAAAACCTTTGATTTCTTTCCAACTCATAATCCAACGTTAAATCATCCTTATAATTGGGGCGGACGGTTTGTTTGGTTCCGTCCTCCCCTATCTGCAAAAAGAATCTATATTTTGGTGTCATAGTCTTTTTATTTTACGTTTCAAATTCTTGTAACTTTCAATCGTATTTCCGTCGCCATCCACGTAAACCCGTCGTCGGTTCTGTTCCTTAATTTCCCTTACATCATCCGACAAATTGCGTAAATCCGGGCTTTGTCCGGTAACGTTTAACGTCAAACCGTCGCCGTCTGAATAGGATTTTAAATACTTATGTGCAAACGTACCATTGTTTAGCGAATTGATAACGTCCGGTATTATCTTTCTGAAACGGCGTGAACTTCGTTTATTTATCACGGCGAAAAATTCGCCTCCCTCGGCACGTCGGCGGGTTCCGTCCGGTTTCGTTCCTAAATCAATATCATTTCCGCTTTGGTGCGAACCGCCCTCCAAAAGTTCAACGGTACCGTCGCCGTATGTTTCCGTTCCTCCGGTTCCTCCGGTCTGTTTTGCCAATTGCGCCGCCTTGATTTTAGACGCTGCAAAACTCGCCCACATTACGGCAATTGCAGGTATTGCAAACGGGAAACCTAATTGCGACCATATCAACGCCGTTGCTGTTACCATGTTTCCGATTTGCTGCAATGTTTGTATTGCTGCCTGCTGTTTTTGCGCTTTCTGTTGTTCTTTCAACGCTTTTTCTTGGTTTTTCTTTGCCAAATCCAACTCCTTTTGCGCTTGTACAACATTATTGGCGTACCCGTTTGCCCTTGCTTCCAATTCTGCATCCAACGCCGATTGTGCGGCGGAAACCTCTTTATCCGCTTGCTCAACGGCTGCATCTGCTGCGGCAACACGTGCCGCCGTGAATGTATTTAACGCATCCAATGCGTATTGCATAGACGTATTAATTGCCTCTTTTTGGTCGTCGTCCAAATTAAGCCCAAACAAACCGTAAATGTCTGTTCCTCGTTCCTCCCCTTTGGATTGCTCAATTTCTTGGTCTATTTTTTTAATAGTGTTTTGAATTGTTTGTACCTCAACATCAGACAATTTATTGGCGGCTTGCTGATTTAATTCTAAAACCTTTTGCAAACGTTCCTTTTCTGCTTGCAAACGGAATTGAGTTTTCCGGGCTTCTGAATTTCTCAACAAATCAAACTCCGATTGTGCCAACGCTTGTTGTTGGTCGAATATCTGTAATTGCGCTTGCAAATATTCGTCCGCAATTCCGGCTCCCTTTGCGTCAAAACTTGCATTAATCGCCGCGGCGTCCTGCTGTTGCCCGGTCGGTTTCTGTTGGTTCTGTAATAATGCGGTTTGTCTTTCGTTTTCCAACAACTGCATCCGCAATTGTTTTTCCTGCTCGCTTCCCTCTTTGACTGCTTGCAAACGTAATTCAATGCTTTCTTTCTGTAACGCTAATTCCTGCAATTGTCGGTCTTGTTCGATTTTCAATAACGCCTCGGTTTGTTGCTGTTCCAACGCCGTAATTGTGGCGTTTATCGCTTGACGTCCGGTTTCGTTCAAATCCTTTTCGGTCTGCAATTGGTGTTGTAAATCCTCAATTTGGCGGGAATACTGATATTGCGTTTGTTGGCGACGCTTTGCCCATTCGTCGGTTTCCAACTGCAATTGTGCATCCTGCAATTTTCGGGTTGCTTCCAAATTCTTTTTATATGCCGCTTCAATTTGCTTTGCTTGTTTTTCTGCTGCCTTTTCCGCATCGCTTTTACCCCTTGGCGTTACGGTTGGGTTCTGTGTCGTTACGGGCTTATTGTCTGTTTGTGGCGTCGGGGTATCTCCAACAGAAACCGGGATTGTTAACGGTTTTATTTTCTTTTGCATACCATCCAAACCCTCTTGGAAATTTTCTGTTATGTCTTTAACTTGGGCTTTAACCAAATTTCCGTACGCTGCTGCATAATCTGCCAATCCTTTTTTTACTTCGTCAAAATCTAACGTAAACGCCCCCTTTAATGCGGTTCCGGTTGCTTTGACTATATCAATAAAGAATCCAAACAAATTTCCCAACGTATCAAATGTTGTTTTGAATCCGGCAACAATCCCATTCCAAATTGCACGTATCAAAACACTTTCATTGTATAACTCAATCAAGTAATTGACAACATCAATAACCCCTTTTATTATCGCCGTCAATCCTTGGTTAACAAAAACTTTTGCCTGCGTTGTCAACGTTTCAAAATTTCCTCCGATTGCGTCAAACAACCCGGATAATGCGTTTTGCAACTCAATTTGGCTTTGCAATTGTTCCTCTTGCAATTGTCCTAACAATCCGGCTTTCCCTTTTACTTCGTCCATGTTTGTTGAAATATCTTTCAACGTGCGCAAATACTGCAATCCTGCATCCTCTCCGGGACCGCCGAAAATATCAGCAATTGCCGTTCCAACCTGCGTTGCGCTGTCCGGTAATTCATTCAGTTTTGCTGAAATATCACGCATTACATCAAACGTTGTTTTGGCTCCGGTCTGCAAATCCTTTTGTACTTGCTCCGACGAAATACCGATTCCGTCCAAAGCCGCCGCCGTCGCCGTCGTCATTTCACGCAAACGCAAATTTGCCTCCTTAATTGCGTCAACGCCTTTGTCTGAAAAGATACCCATTTTGTTTGTTTGGGTAACAATTGCAACAAATTGGTCTGCTGATATTCCCGCCTCTTTGAAATATGCCGGGTATTCTTTCAACGTGTCTAAAAATTCCCCGTTCGCATCGCCTCCGGCTAAAAACCCATCCTTAACCAATTGCAATGCCTCATTTGCAGAAATACCAAATTGTTTTGATAATGCGTTTGTTGCAATCAATGTTTCCCGGAAATCTGCGTTGAATGAATCGGCGACGGCTTGCACCTCATTTCTAAACGCTTTCAAATCATCGCCACTTTTCCCGGTAAATTGTTGCGTCAATCTCGTTGCCTCAACCAACCCGGCGTTATAATCGTACCACCATTTAAACGCCGCACCCGCCGCCGCAATTCCGGCAATCGCCAAAAAAACCGGGTTTGAAAGTAATCCCAACAAAGTTTTTCCCAATGCTTTTGCCCCGTCGCCAATAGCTGTAAAAACGGCTTTACTTTCAGCCCCGCCACGTCCTAACGCCAAAAGACTTTCGCCAAATGCGCTATTTAAACCTAACGTTTCTTTTAATTTGTCGCCATACGCAATAATTGCGTCGGATGCCTCCGTATAATTTCCGACGTTCAATTGAAATTTCCCGGTTGCTTCCTGCAAACGTTTCATTTCTTCGTATATTTCTTTGGTCTGCGCAACCAATTTTCGCCCCTCCTCGGTGTTTTCCCGTTCGGCTTTAGTCATGTTGTTTAAATAAATCTTATTCAATGAATATTGCGCCGATAAACGGTTATAACTACCCTCGGCGGATTGATTTATTTTCACAATCAGTTTATTAATTTGGTTCGCTTCCTGCTGTGCCAATTTTAACTCGGCTAACTTTTTGGCGTTCTCGCTTTCTGCAAACGCCAAATCACGTTGCGCACGTGCCAAACGTTCCGCATCGTCTGCGGCTTTTTTGGTTGTCTTTCGCCCGTCCTCCGTTGCGCCGGAAACCTTTTTCAGAATCTCCGCCAATTGTATTGCTTCGGCTTTGATATTTTTCAGCGCATTTGTATATGTGTCCGAAAGTTCATCCAATTGTTTTATCAAATCTGTAATCGAATTATCCGGGCTTATTAAATCCGAATATTTGATTGGGTTGTTATTATCTGCCATACGCCGATTGTTAAGTTATTTACGGGAAATTCCCCGTATGTTGCATTTTCTTTTCTCAAACGTGTAATTTATCGCCTAAAAATAAAAACGCCGGAAATCGCCTTATTTTACCTTTTTTTGCTTGTTTGCTTTTTTGGCTTGTTCCTTGATATACTCAAATGCGTTGTAATATTCCAAAACGGTAAATTTCTTTGGGTCAACATGCAAATTTTGGGACAATATCAAACACATATTTTCAAATTGTCTGTCATGCCTAATTTCCACGCTTTCCGACCCGGTAAACGTCTGCGGGTTGAAATAGGTTATCAACTCCGCCGTAATGTCGTCAATCTCTTTTGCGTCCGCCTCGGTTGCCCGACCGTCTATTATTGTGCGTAATACAACAATCGTTCTTTGTTTCAATTTATCGTAATACTCTTTCAATGTCGCATCATCGAACAACCGGGGAAAATACAAACGCAATTCATCGTCTATTTTTTTTTTAACCGCTTCCAAATGGGCGGTTATCTCTGAATTTGCAACGTCTTTAAAAAGACTCATTGTTTGTTGCAATCCATCATCTGACAAATCATTTCGGGGTTTACCATTTATTGATTTAACCAACACGGCAAAAGCCAAATGCCGGGGGGAAACCTCGGATTGAATGAAATATATGTTTTGGCGCATATTTTCCAACTCAACGGTTGCCATGTTTGGCGTTGGGCTGTTCAAATAACGTATTACCTTTTCAATATGTCGGTCAAAATCCGACAAATCGGAACCAACCCCGGCGTCAACCAAAAGCATTTTGTTATACTTGTGGAAACGCATAATTGGCAAATCCTCGATTGAATCATACAACTCAACGTTCATTCCTTTTATTTGTACATTCTTCATAATAAAACACGTGTTATCATTGTACTACAAAAGGGAACGCCCAAAAATGAGAGGTTCCCGGTAAATATCAACGCAAAGAAACAAATCAAAACGCACGTCCACCACGACAAACAGAAATCGCAATTAAACATCTTTGAAAAGAAATCGTTCCCGTGAATCTGTACCCATTCAATGACGCCCCATTTGCGTAATAACGTCAGCACAAAAGCCGCTATTAATGCGACAACAATAATGTTATAAATAAAATGTTCCATATACTACAATTTACATGTTTCTCCAATACTCAATTCGCCCTCAAACCGGAATCCGCCGAACGGGTGCATTAAAAATTGGTTTTCTATTTCATCCAACGAAAAGCCCCTGTAAATGTTTTCCGCCAATTCGTACACTTTGTTTATTCTGTAACTTCCATTTCGCACCAAAAAACCGCCGTTCAAAACGTCCAATATTTGCCGCTTCAAATCCTCTTTGTTGCGTGTGCTTGCATCGTTGTATATCTTTCCGTAATCAAACCAAAAGATAATCGAAAACGCCGTTTTTATCCCAATATCAACGCCGGGTTCCCAACTTATGTTTTGCGGGTCGTCAACCCAAAAAAAACAGAAATTACCAATATTTGCATCCGGCGTTACTTCCATATAATAGTTATTGCCGGAATAAACATTTGGCGTATAATATCGCTTTTGGTTCCCGTTGTATTTAACAAGTCTTTCCGCCCTGCCAAATGCAAAATCCAACCACGGCAAATTATCAACCAATCCGTTTTGCATGTTTCCAATTATCCGGTCTAACAATTCCGGGTTGTCAATAACCGGGGCTTTTACGTTATTTGCCATAAATTTGTTTTTTTGTTTCTGCCATTAAATCCGGGAAAATATATTTCCAAATCAATATTGAAATATTTTCGTCGGTTAAACCCAATATTTGACGACCGTATTTTTTTATTAAATCCTCTGTTTTAAAGTCAGACGCTTTAATTTCAAATTGTTTGTCGCCAACCTCTAAATAAAAACTACTTTCAAAATCTCCCTCATCCCGTAACGTTACCCGGTTTGTCGGCTGTCCCTTAGCCTCTTTAATTGCGATTGTTACGGGGCTGTATGGTGCATAATCCGAAATTTCGACGCCCAAACGGTTAATACCTTGTTCAAACAATTGTTCCTCGGCGTTCAAATCAACTATATATGCCTCATTGTCCCATATAATGTTTTGTATTATCCGCCCGGACGTCAAAGCCTCGTTGAAATCCGCAACCCTTTTTCGCAAATCGGTTATCCGTTTCATAAATACAACTTTTACATGAAATTATATACAACTTTCCCTTTGAATTATATAATTACACGGTTCTGTATCTTACCCCACGGTTATTGCAGGCTAAACAGATACGGTCTAACCCTTGCGTATCTATTTGCAACGCCTCATAAGACTTTTTAAGGTCGTAACCTAAACCGCCGGGACGAACGCCGGACGTGTTGCCGTCCAACTCATACAAAATATCCATCCGGGTTGCGTTTGATTGATTGCGGTTAACCCTTACGTTGGGGTTCATTGCCAACGTCCGCAATGCAATTGCAGCAACTTGTCTTTGTATTACCGTTTGGAAAATCTGCCTTTGAGAAATAATGAAATCCGTTAAATCGCATCCAATAGTAATTTCGCAATTCAGCCCGTAATTTTGGGTTCGTGTGTACATCGTGTATGCAATATCCCACAACTCCGGGTATTCTGCGAACGTTTCCGGCGCATTATACATAAACGGCGTTACTTGCAAATACTTTGTCAATTCTCGCCAAACCTCAACGGAACCCATGTTGCACGTTCCGCACGGCTCCCGGCTCCAATCCTTTGATACGTTAATTGCTTCCATTCCGGCGGGTAATTCGTCTTGATTGTAGCAAAGGAACCACGACCCCCCGGCGTTGTTCTTGTCGCTTATATACGGCAAATAACAATCAGTTAACGGGAACCACTGAAAACCGCCATTTGTAACGGTAAAATTCAAATCAAAAGTCTTTATTGGGTCTATCTGCGACGAATGAAACAAATACATTCTAACAACCCCGGTTCCCCCGGTCATTTGCAAACCTATCTTTTCAATTTTCGCCGTCACTCCCATTGCACGAACCGGGACAATTTCAAATCCTACCAACTTATGATTGTTTTGCAACGTCGCCCGTATGCGTCCGGCACCATCAAAGAACGTTTTTCGCTCCAACAAATTACGTGTTTCTTTATCCAACTGCTTAATCTGTGTAAACGTCTGTATTGCGGTCGCAATTCCGTTTCGGGTTATTCTCTCCAAAAAGTCCGTCAACATATTATACGGTTTCCAATATGGGTTTCCGTAATCCTCCCGGCTGTAATCATTATTAAAATCGCTTGCCGTTGGTTCCTCTCCGGTGTTGTCAATTTTAGCAATCCAAACAATACCGTTATGGCTCACTTTCTGCCCGGCTTTGTACAGCAATATCATGTTCCATTCCGGGTATTGCAGCCCCCAATCATCCGGCATAATCGCCGCCATATTATCCAACGTCAAAAGCGGGTGCGCACCTTGAAAATACAACCCACTTTCCGTCTGCGTTAAATTGTCGTCTATCGCCTTTGCCGGGTCGTATGATAGCTCCCACCCGCACACATTTTTTAACGCTTCGCATATTTCATTTATTCTTATCATAAAAACGCCCATTTATTTCCCATATTAGGAATTAAGATTGCAATAAATAAGGGGGCGGGGATAACCACCCCGTCCCCTCGGTTAAATAATTCGTTATGCTCCGGCGTTATGCGCCCGCACCTCCGGCGGGAAATTCCCCGGCGTTGGTTACATATACAGGCATACCCAAAGGTACATTTCCCGCACGTGCTGCAATCTGCGCTTTGATAATCGGATTTGCAACGGTTGTTGGGTCGCTGTTGTAAGCAATTACAAACGCAACGTCTGCGCTAAATCCAAAATATTCTTTCACGTTGCACGTCATATCGGCACTCGCTGCGCCTGCTGTCTGTGACTGGTCGCCAACTGCTGTGTAATAGTGCGAACCAACGGGCAAATCAATGTACGGCAAACGTACAACGTCCCATTCGTGGAAATTCGCACGGGTGCGGTTCAACGCCTCACGGTCAACACGTGTTAAAACGCCAACGTTACCATCCTCTACGGCAAAGAATGTGCCGTTTTTGCTAGCTTCATTTACGACGTTGTTTGTATAATGGAACACTTTATTTTCGTATTCCATACGCTTGTTTACGTCGTTATAAATACCGTGCTGTGCCAATTTTTTAATAAGGCTGTCAATTCCGGCGTTACCTACGACGTGAACCAAACCCGGATAACAATTTGCACGCATAATCGGGTTAATATCGCCCATAATTTCGGTTGCCATCTGCGTTGGAACCTCAATAGCGTTTGCAGCGAAATTGTAATTCAACTTGTCTTTCAATACTTGGGTTTTTCCTGCCTCCAACGCTGCAACGGCTGCTTGGTCTAACGAATTTGCAAACGCTCTGCAAACCTTTTCCATTTTGCGGTTGAAATCGTGGTCATACGAAATTTCGTTGTTCATATACAACGTTGGCACCATTGTAAAGCCGACGGAATATGTCGCCCAAACCACGGTATAAAGTGCGGACGTGTTTTCATCGTCCGGGATAACACACGTACGAACGTTGCTAACCGTAACGTCGCCATCGTAATTGATAACCGGAACTTGTACCGTATTTCCGATTGAGGCAAACGCACGTTCACGCAATTTCGGGGACAAAATGGAATTTCCGGCGTTGGTCTGTTCAATGAAAAAATCTAATGCGCCATACTCGCACGGGCGGGTCATATTACGGTCTAACTCCGGGTTTTCTACTCGCCAATTCTGTAATCTTGTTGCAATTAAACTCATAGTCTTTTTATTTTAATTTGTTATTAAATGCGGGTTTACCCATTACCCGGTTATCTCTCCGGCAATTTGTTAATACTATTTTCCTGCCAAACCTTTCTCATATCTTCGTCAAACTCTTTGGAACCTACCGTTTTACCTTGCGCCATCAATTGTTTTGTAATAAGTTCGTACGCCTCTGATTGCGTTTTGGCTCCGCTTACGTCCAATGTAATTCCGCCGCCTCCGGCACCGCCTGCGGGCTTATTTGTGCCGCCTCCTGGCTGTTGTCTTTGCTGCTCCAATACTCCCATCGTTTCCAATTCTTTTGTCAGCAACTCGGCGGGCGTGAATGGGTTCAACTGATTGTTTGGATTGCGCATAATTGCGCCGCTTGCATCTTTGAACGCCAAAACCTTTCCGCCGTTTCCGTCGTCTATATATTCCGGGTTCATGCCTTTTACTTTTTCGGTCGCCTGCGTCAAAATAACCTTTGTTACGCTTTCCGGGAATCCTGCTTTGAATTTAAGCCCGGCGGCGGCTGTCTGCAATGCGTTGTCAATTCTTACTCCGAACAATTCTTTTTCGTGGTTTGCCTTTTCAGACTCATACTTGGTTGTCAAATCGGTAAACTGCGTTGTCACGTTCTGCAAATCTGCTTTTGCCTGCTTCAATGCTTTCACGGTTTCCGCATCTGCCGCACCATCGGCAATTGCCTTTTCTAAACGGGCTCTTTCCTTGGTCAATGAATCAATCTGCGATTGCAGCCCGGTTGCGCCATCGGCTTTTGTTTTCATTTCCCCCATTACACGTTTTGCGTAATCATACGTTTTTTCGGTTCCATTTTTAGCGATACCGGAAACCGCCAAAATATCGGCATCCAAAGCCCCGTAAATTTCGCCCGTTTTCTTGGCAATAACGCTGTTTTCGTCATTCTGCGATAATGCTGTTATCGCTGTAATCTGTTCGTCAGACAATCCCGACAAAGCCGCATTTGCAACTAAAATTTCTCTCGTTAGCATAATATTCTTACCCTTTGAATTAATTAAGTGCGATTGCTTCTACTTCTCCGCTGTTTGCGTTAATAATATCAATTGTGTATTTTGGGGAATTCCCGGTTGTGTCAACCAACCAACTAACAACACGTGCATGGCTGATTTTCTTTTCAACCTCTTTTGTTACCAAAATAACGGCGGTAATTGTTCCGCCCTCAATACATTCAATCAACTTTTTCTTTGTGTCGCCGTCCAATGCTGCGGCGGTTGTGGTTACTTCAATAACCAAATTGTCTTGCTGTGCAATCTGTGCCATATTCGTAATTTTTAATGGTTAAACATTCTCGTTGTTTTCCGGGCTATCGCCTGCCGCTTCCTCTGCTTCTGCTGTTTTTTCGGCTTTTGGTTTTCGTCCGGCTTTCTTTGGTTCTGCTGGGATAACTCCGGCGGCTGTCAGTTCTGCAATAATTTCGGCTTTCATTTGTTCACGTTCTGCCGCCTTTGCTTCTGCTGCCGCCTTTGCTGCTGCTTCTGCCTTTGCTCGTTTGCTGGCTTCAATCTTTTCTTTGTTCGCTGCCTCCCAAACGTTCGGGTCGTGCATAATGTCAACTTTATAACCCATTTTTCGCAAATTGTGCAATCCGAATGTTTCAAAGAACTTTTTTCCGAAAACCTGCATACGTGGGCGTGAAATTCTTTCGCCCGTTTCTTGGTTGAATTTTACAACCTCAATACGACAATGATAAAAACTTTCTTCCCCTTTTGGAACAATGAAATTTTCCGGGGTAACGTCCAACAATCCGACGTCCTTTGTTTTACCCTCTGTTTCTGCTTTCACTCGCATAATCATAAAATTTATTTGTTATTACTTCAATTTTCTTGGAAAATGGTATTTGGCTGCCAAATTCCAAAACGTTTGTATTCTCACGTTCAAACCTACGTACAAAATTAGCGAAATTCAATTTAATGCGCAATTCACCCTCGGTAATTAGCTGTTTTTCGTACAATTCTAATACTTCCGGACGTGTCAAATGTCGGTACGGCTCCAATTCTGCCAACACTAACATACGTTGCATTTGTATTGGGTCGTGTCTGTACTCCGTTTCGATAATCTGATTTTGTAGCGCATCCAATTCCCCCTCGCTTGCTCCGCTTTCTTTCGCCATCTTATAACGTTCTCGCAATTGGGTTGCATCAGACAAATAAAACTCGGTGCCATAATTGATTTTTGCCGAAACAAACATTGTTCCATAACGCAAACGGCAAACGGTTTCGTCAACGAACTTTTGCGCCGCCTCAAAGCCTTTTTTTACTCGGTTTAATACCGTGCTTTGGCTTTCAAAATTGGCTTTAATTTGCTGTTCATTTAATGCTTCACGGGTTGTTATTTCCTCGTTGGTACCAACAACCGCCGTAATTATGTTTGTACGCAACCGTTCTTCCTCGCTAACGTTATAATCCAAACTATTACGGTCAACGGTCAACATCTGAACCGGGTTGCGCAAATCCGGCTGTTTGTCGCCGTCCGGTACCGGAATTTCAATGAATGAACCAACCCCGACAATTCGTTTATCTCCGCATTTCGGGCAACGCATCAATAAACCCGCTTGGTCTAATTTATAATAGCCTTGTTTATCTTTCAAAAACCCGCCGTCGCAATAATCGCCGTTTTCGCCGTTCGTAAAATCGCAACTTTGTTCATATCCGGAATAAATCGGGTACGACCCGTACATATCCAAATTTTTCTTTGATAAATGATAAAAAAGGAACCAATCTAAACTTTCCAACTCGGTTGTTAACGGGGACGCCTTAACGTCCGGTTCTCTCAAACTCAATGGTTCGTTCCAAAAAAAACGTGCTGGGCAATATCCCAAATCGTGCGGGCTATCAATCAGCAATTCGCCAATATTGCCTTTTTCCTCGGTAAATACCCGGTATCGTTCATCGTCAATTACGGCAATACGGTTGTCGTCCTGCCGGAATATTATCCAACGCATAACGCCCGTTGTTTTGTCTGCCTTGTATGAAATAACGTGTTCTATTGGCAACCAATAAAAGTACGGTTGCGGGTAATTATCGCCGGGGGATTGCTCTTTTGGCAAATCAACAATTAATACGCTGTTAATTTCGGTTTTGAAATATTCCCATCCCTTTGTGCTCCAAATTTCGGGTTCTTCCAATACGTGTTGTCTGTAATACTCCCAATCGTCCCTTTGTTCGCTGTTCATAAACTGATAATTGAACGCCGGGTTACGACCGTCAAAAATGCGGCTCAACTTATCAAAACAAACGCCCGTTACCTCGTTTGTCTTTACGGGGTAACGGAACAATGTTTTGAACACTTTGAATTTGTCTGCGGGTATAAGGTTTGAAACATAAGCCAAAAAATCGGTCACGGGTTGCGTAATGTATGGCGTCAACGCCTTTTCCGCATGAAATCGTATGCGGTTTTGGTGGTAAATCGCCCTACTTATCGCCGCTTTGTTCCGTGGCTCCGTTATCTGCTTTTTTATTTCTCTTATATCTAAGCCCATTTTCTTTGTCAAATTCAAATTTACTATTTTCCGGTAACTGCCAACCGCCGTTATTTGGCATTTTTAAAAGTCTTTCGGCGTGGCTAACTTCAAAATCTCGTGTCGTTTTCAATGTTTCATTTTCCAACGTCACTATTGTTTGTTTACCCTGCTGCATTTTTTAAGTCTGTTAGCGGGTTAAAATCTTCCGGTACGATAATAGCCAAATCATCCGACCAATTAGGTAAAAACGTCCATTGTATTGCGTTGCTATCGGGTGCCTCAAATCCTCCCAATGTTTTATCCCCGATAAACAAAGAACGAATTGGAATAGGATAATGCGTTGTTGCTGTTTTCGGGTCTTGCAATGCACCAATTGCGCCGTTTTCATCAAACAAATAAACCCCCAAATTTTGGGAATCGCTTTCACATTGCAAATCTTTCAATGCTTTAATCAGTGATTGCGGCATTTTACGCATAACCGCCGTAAATGGGGTTGGCTCACGTCCAATAATTTCTTCAATACCGCCCAACGTTTCGTTTCCTCCGCCGAACGTACGGGGTGCGCCTGCTTCTGCTGTCGGTGCTTGGATATACGGGGAGACAACAACTTTCGTGTCGTCCTCTGCCGATAACAACGGCGTCCATGACGCTTTTTTCCCAATACCCGCCGTCGTGGTAAATGAAATTTTTTCTCCGGTGCTTTTATACAATCTCTGAAACGCTACTTTCTGAATCTGTCCGAAACTCTCGGCACACGTAAAGTTTGGAATGTTTGGCAACGCTGCTGCTGCCGGGCATTTACAAATAGCCATAATCTTAATTTTTTAACGTTAAAACTTTTGTTGTTATCTCCGGGGGCTAACCCTTTGCCCCATTACTTATTGCAAAGTTATAATATTTTCGGCCAATCCTTGCATATATGAAATAAAATGCTAATTACGACGTTTAATGCCCCTTGTTGCTTGGCTGTATGGTCTTGTATCGCCGTCCGCCAATTCCTTTTCATATATTCCGGTCAAACCGTCCTCCGGGTCGTCATGCTCATTTGCTGGGAAATCACGCAAAAACCCGGTTACGTGTTCATGTATCTTTGAAAAACGTTCCTCCCATCCTAACGGCATTATGATTTGGGCGTTGACGCTTGCCGAATTTGTTATAATGCGGCTTTCCTTGTTGGCACCTTGGTAAAATGGTTCGGAAATCGCTTTTATCTTTTTACGTATCAACTTTTCAAACCCGGCACCGCCGTTGTTACTTTCAATCCATGCTTTTTGCGTTCCACAACGGTTTATCATTTCCGGGACGGTAACGGCTGTTACTTCTGTATTTTCCTGCGTAAATACCATGTCAGTAATTAGCGCATACAAAATCGGTTCAAACCGTTTATTTTGTTCGTTCCATGCCTCATTACCGGATTTGTAAACGTCATAACACGCCGAAAATGTAAAGTCGTCTCCCTCGTCTGCCACGTCTGTATAATTACCACTACGCACGAACGTTCCCCATTCTGATTTGTCAACGTACGTTCTGAACGGGTTCCGATACAATCTACCCTCTGCGCTTCCGGGGTTGCCTTGATACAAACATTGAAATTGTACGGGGTCTAACGCTCTTTGTCCCTCCAATTTTGCCCGGCTGTGTCGTCTATCCCATAACGCCGCCCCCGGTTCCCGTGGGTCAATCTCTGTTGGCTCCCCGGTTTTCAATCCCTCAAAATTAATGCGTACCCATGCGCCCGCCGGAATGTTCTTTACATCGTCCCAACTTTTAATCTCAATTACGGTTTCCCCGCTTTTTTCAATACGTCCAATCAAATCATCATCATGCCAACGGGTAAACACAATTAATTCTTGGGAATCATTATGCAAACGGGTACGTACAACGGTCGTGTACCATTTCCACGCCGCATTACGTACAATCGGGCTGTTGCCCTCGGCATAATCTTTGTAAACGTCGTCCAAAATAGATACATCAACCGTTTTTGACGTCAAAGAACCGCCACGACCTACAACACGCAACGAACCCTTATGCCCAACCATTTCTATAACGTCAGAATTTCGTAAATACGTATTAGCCATTGTTACGACGTTGGAACCGTTCAAATACGTTTCCGGGAACAATTCCCGGTAACTTGGCGTATCAATTATTCTTTGAACATCACGGTTAAAATCTCTCGCAATCGTTGCAGCATAAGAACCTATACAAATCTTTTTGTCCGGATTTAAACCCAACATGAAAGCGGGCAACTTCCGGCTTGAACCCTCACTATTATGCGTAGGAATAAACGTATCTCCAACCAGATAGATACCCCCATCTACTTGGATGCAATTACCATAGCCCAAGCCCTCCTTTCGTTCAATAGAAACAATAGCACGCTTCTTATTTATAGACAATTTCGTTATCTTCTTACGTTTTACTTTTGTCGGGAAAGTCATTGTAGGATTAAAACAGAGTTGATATACTATCTTCTTCCCTACTATTCCGCTACTACTAACCCTAGGTTTGAATTCACACACAACTACAGACTGACCTAATGAGCGTAATATAAATGCTGCATCGTCTATAATCCGCTTGTTTGTGTTGGATATGGTTATACGTCCGTTTCTGTGATACACATACCCATCTGTATCAATTAATCCAGCAATCACATTCTTGCGAACTTCAACTGAATTGTATTTATACATATCCGGTACGTGTTTATTCTTAATTAGTCCATTATTTTTTAGTAAAATATTCAATTCTGGGCTGTAAAACTTACGTGTTGTCGTGCCCTTACTTTCTTTGAACTTATATGTACTATTCCCTATTATTTCAACATCATTATTGCCAATGTGTATAATCCCACATGAGCTATCCCCATCTCCTAGCCACGCTCCTAAAACGTATGGGTCTAAATCTACATTCCGACTATCAAACATTACGCAAACATTGCTATCTACTTGGTATTTATATCGGCTTCCTCTTTTTCCATCTCCATTATATATTGTGGAGGATGCCATATGTTTCGTTTCTATAGTTTCCTCTTTCTGTCGAAATCTATTATACACCGTCCATTCGTGATTACCATGACATTCTATCTTTGCCCCATCAGAAAAAGAAACGACATATTCGCTTCTTGTTTTTTCTGACACCCATAATACTTTAACCGGGGTTCCATCCCTACCAAACACGTAATCCCCTACAATTAAATCACCATGTTTTTTTATCCCTTTAGTGGTAGCAACTATCTGATTATCGGATATTTCCTTACCATGTTGAGGGGGCATTTGCACAATCATTTTCTTTATTTCGCCGTGGGCGAATTTATCCAACAACGTATAATAAACGACGTGGAACGGTTCCAATGCTAAATCCGGTTGCATATACCGGGCAAAGTTTATCAGCCTATTGCGTGACGCCGCTTTTACTAATTCCCCGGGATTGTTTTTTAGTGCGGCGTACATTTTAAGTAATTGTTCTTTATCCATTTTGTTTAATTCTTAAAAATAAACCATATATTTTTGTCTTACCCCCGTATTTTTTCTGACTTAAAAACCGAAAATCTTAAAAAACAACCAATTTATTGTTTCATTTTCCATTTGTCGCACGCTTTTTCCGAACGTATTATACTGCGATTTTCGACAAACGAGCATTTTAAACAAATTGGGTTCCCGTCCATATCCAAATTTGAATGGTCGTAATAATATTTACCCCAACCACAATTCCCGCACGTGTGTACGGGTTTCGGTTCATCTTTTTTCTTGATATTATTCTTTGTTGTTCGTACCATCGTCAATTACTCCTTTTTCTGCTAATTGTTTTTTATATTCTGCTGTTTGCAATTTATCGGCGACCGCAAACAATAGGTCGTCCGGGATTGCTGATACATCGTATTGCGGTGCATCGCCGTTTATGCTTTTTTCTATTCCCGGAATCTCAACTTTAATTGGTGCATCAAATCCCAACATCTTTGCCCGGCGTTGCTGTACATTCAAAAGCAAATCCAAAAACCGGGGGTTTCCGGCGGACGTTTCCGTTGTGGTTTCCTCATACCCGTAATATTCCGGGTTGTCGCCATCCTCCAACACTTTACGGGGCTTTGCGTTCTGTCTGTTTTTCTCTCGCAATTTCCCGGTCTTTGAACGTTCCCACGCCTCCCACAATTCAACCTCCATTTTATCCAACTTTCGCAATTCCTGCGTAACGTAATCGTCTATATTTTCCATACGTTCACGTTTCCACTCAATTAGCAATTGTTGCATATCCCAATATACCATTTGTTTTGTTATGGTATAACCGACGCCACGCCGGGCGTTTTCCTCATTCAGTCTTTCCGAAATCTCCCTATACGTGTAACCACGTAAAAACAGATTTGAACAAAAAGCCAAATCAAACTCCCTTTGGTCTTTCGTCCTTTTGCACATTTTCGGGCGTCCGCCCCTTTGTCTTTTACTTGCTTCCATTTTTCAACCTTTTTATAACGGTAAAGTATTTCGCTTTGCTTTCCTCTCAAACGTCGCTTTCCCTTTGCTTGTTATTTTCGTGTAATTTTCGTTTTAAGCGGGTTTCGTTTGTTGCTTGATACTTTTATTGTCTTTTGAATTATCGTCGTTCTATGGGGCTAATTTTAGCCCGTTTTGCTTTCCGGCTATATGCGGCAAAGCCCCGGTTGAAATTCCGGGGCGTTTTTTGCTTGTTAAACCGTTGTTGGCTCTTTCAGTTTATCCAACGTCGCAATAACTCTTTGTTGTTCCTGCTGTGTTGTCTTAATCTCCAAATACCGACCGTTCGGGAAATGATTTGTACGCCCGTCGGGTTTGTTGGGTTATTTATCGGTGCGTATGCGCTGATAATGTCCGGGGCAATTCTTATATCCCCCACGTGGATAAACAAACGTTTTTTCTTTTTACTCTCCATATCTGTTTTATTTATCTGTTGGAAAATCTACGGTCAACAATACGGGTTGCAACGGCTGGTTAAACGTCAGCATTGACAAATGTATTGTTCCGGTTTCTTTTACTCTCTCCAATTCTTCCGGGGATAACTGCCATTTGGTAATTATAAGCCCCTGCGGGTCATTAGGGATTTTCATTGCAGGTAACGGCATGTATTCCGGTTGGTCTTTTGCAAATACTACATTCACGCCGGGAAATTCAACGGGTTTCATTGCCTTGCTCCTTTCTTGGTTTCTTTCTAAACTTACGTTTCTTTTCCGGTATCTCAATACGGTGTATCTCAACACGTGCGCCAAAAGCCTTTGCCAACTTTCCGGCAACTTCTTTTACTTCTTCCGGTATATCATTTTGAGGCTTTCCCGACGCATCGGCGTTTATCTGTTTTAGCAATCCGGCGATTGCTGTTTTTTCCTCTTTGTCCGTTGTCGTCTTGAAACGCTGAATCAGATTTGCAATTGGTTGCGTTCTCATAAAGTCAGCACATTTAAAACGGTCTTTGCAAATATTGCAATCATCCGGGTAATTGTGTTTTGCATCCTGCGAACTCTTTTCGTCTGCCTTTCTGAATCCGTGCCATTCGTCACGGCGGGCGATTGCTTCCGAAAATACCGCCATCGCATCAACGCAAACTTGGGCTAAAATATAGTCCGGGGTATCTCTCATTTCTTTTTCCAAACTGTGTTTATTAATAAGTTCGGTTAGTTCTTGTTTAAAATCCTTTTTCATACGCTTAAACTTCTATATGTTCAACTTGTGGTAACTTCTTTATGTATTCCAACATCGCCGTTTTGCTTTCCTCGGTTTCGTCGGTTCTGTTTATTACCAACTGAATAACTTCCAAAAGATAATCGCTATCAATACACGCATTATCAACGTCGGTAATATTATACAATGGTTCCGTTATTTCCTTGACGGCTTTAAATGCTTCTTTTGTCAACTTTGCGGCTTTTTTGAATCTCATTTTTTCGCCCTTTTCAAAGCATTTGCCTAAATGGTTTAATTTATCATCAGCGTAAAAAACGCATGTATGTGCCATGTCCGCCAAAAGATACGCCGTATTTGTAAGGAACAACGCTTTTTTTCTTAATTCTTCTTTTTCTTCGTTTGTCATAGTCTTTTGTTAAAACGGTTCTCAAAATGTTTGTATTGTTCGGCGGTTTCCTGCTGCATATTACCGCAAACCGGGCTTTCCGGTTTGTTGTGTGGGTGTTCGCGCATAAATTCCGGGTTTTTCTCACGTCCTGCAATTTTAGTATATGCCATTTCCTGCAATTCCTTTTGGCTATACCCTAATAATGCCGCAATATGGAATAAAACAACGTTTACGTCCGCCAATTCGTCGATAATATCATGCGTTCCGGGATTAATTTCGTTTATTTCTCTTTGCGTTTTTTCCCTGCTTAAATATCTTTCAAACGCTTCAAACAATTCGTTGTATTCCTCGGCTAATTTTCCCAATCTCTTTTCTATGTTCCTGCCGAAAAGTTTATTCATCTTTTCAAACAATCGCTTTTCGTCAAAGTTCAATCCGGCGGTATTGGCGTCTTTTTCTTCAAAATTAGCCATAAACGTTTGCATATCCATTTTGCCAAATTTTCCGTCCGGTGTCAATACAATAAAATTTCCCTCCGGTACGTCCAACATTACGCCGTTTTCGGTCGGGAATGAATAAACCGCCAAACCTCCGGGCGTTCTCGGAATCTGCATTGTTCCGCCTCCGGTAAAAATCTGCAATTTTTCCCAATTATCACGCTTTACGGGTAATGCACGAACTTCTAACAATCGGCGGCAATAAATATCCCCGGCGGTTTCGTCCGGCATACCTAAATTTGTGCGCAACTCATATGGCAAATTTCCCGCCCCTTTTTCGTATTCAACAAAGAATATTGCACCACGCAAAAGGTTTTGTTCTTTAATCGTCCTTACGTCTTTTATTCTTTTTCCGTATCTGCCTTGAACTGCATATATTACGGCTTCAATTATTCTTTCCTCTTTGTCCGGGGCGTACATTTTAAGTTCAAAGTAATTTTCTTTCTCTGTAACTTCCGGTTCTGTTCCCGTTACATCTTCAATCATCAAAAACGTTTCCGCATCAAACGGACTAAAACTTCTTTTTTCCATCGCTTTTTTCTGTTATGTTATATAATTTTCTGAAATATATTACTTTGTTATCGCTACGGCTTGTTCTGTGGCATTTAAGCCCAACCGCCGGGCAATCGTCTTTATGGATAACGCAACACGAGCATCTACTCAAACATACATATTTGCCAACATTTTCAATCAGTTTATCAGACGGTTTAACCCATCTTTCCGCAATTATTACCATACCCCGGTAAACTGCACGTTCGCCGGGGTTATATTCACGCCCGGGTTCAAACGGATGTGGTTTCTTTATTCTCATTTTCTATCGAACTAACCAACAAATCCAAATTTTCCTCTGTTCCGGAAATTGAAATTCTTGCTTTCCCTGCTCCCATTACCGCCAATTCCGTAATTGTGCAATCATATTTGCCTGCGGATTTTTGAAACTTTGCCGCCTCATTTAATGGCAATATTTTTGTTATCTCTTTCATTGCTCACGTTTTTAGTATTTTACATTACAAAGTTAATAATTTCTTTTGGTTTTTATCCATATCAGCCGGAAACCAACGGAAAAACAAAGCAATTTAATTTCAATATCTAAATAAACGTCATGTCCTTTTACGCCCTCAACCATAACTCCGGGCGTCAAATAAAATTGCTTATACTTCCACAAACTTTGCAGATACAAATAAAACCCGATACGTCCAATATGGAATCCGATTGTTTTCATTTCTCTATCTGTTTTTTTATCTGTTCCCAACTCTTTTTGTCAATTACCATTTTCCGGGGGTATTGTATTATTTCGCCCTTGGTATATACGAGATTATAGATACCCAATTGCCCCTTAATTGGCATTTCAACAACACGTCTTGGGTTGCGCATCATCCATCCGAAACCCTTTGTTATTTTTGCCCTCTTTTCCTTTGGAATCCGGGTGTTTTCCCAATCCTCCGGCGTAAACTCTTTTATCGGCTTCACGTCGTACAACTCAACCAATCCCAACGTAACGCCGCTTTCCATTCCCGGATAAACCGGGGACGCTGCGGAACATATCAGCACGTCGCCACGGTATGACGTGTTTTTGCTCCGAACTTCAATTGTCTTTTCCCCGTAAACAATACCGTTTTCATCCTTGTACGCCTCCGCTACCAAATCATTTGCGTATGGCTGTTTTACGGTCAAAGCACGCCAACGGTCATGCTTTCCCGGGTTGTAATCCTTATTGCTGTACTGCATATCATTTCGCTTTTTTGTTATTCCCGGCGGGCTGGTCATATACTGCAAAACCAATCGGTCGTCTTGGCTCCCGTTCCGGTTGTTTCGGCGGGATAAACTCACAAACCGCAATAACCTTATTTCCTTTTGTCCGGGTGCCAATCAGACGGGAACCCGCCGGAATTTTTATTTCAATTTCAAATCTCATTTTCAAAACGGCAAATCATCATTTGGCGTTGGTGGCGGTGGCGTTGGTGCTGCTCCCTGCTGTCCTCCGTTCTGTCCGTCTTTCTTTGGCGTCAACATTTCCATATCATACCCGTAAACCTCGGTAATAAAATGTTTAACGCCGTTGTTGTCCTCATAACTGCGGGTTCTCAATTCCCCCTCAATGTATAATTTATCGCCCTTTTTAACGTACTGCCCGGCTATCTTTGCCAAACCATTTGACAATACAATGTTGTGCCACTCTGTACGTTCCGGAATCTCTCTGCCGTCTTTTGTCGTGAATCCTCTTTTGGTTGTTGCCAACGGGAATTGTGCGACAACTCCGCCATTATCAAACGTTTTAACGTCGGGGTCTTTTCCGGTATGCCCCATCAAAATAACCTTGTTTACACTCATACAAAAAACGTTTTAATTATCCAAACAATGATACTATACAACGCCCACATATAAGACGCAACCGTTAACGTCACGAACGTGTATAACGCAATTTTATATCCGGTTCCTGATTTTATTTTCATGTCACTTGAATTTTACGCAATCCAACAAATATTGTTTCTTATTGTCCGACCATCCGGCGGCATGGTTTATCGCTTTTCGGTCGTTGTCGTGTACGAACTCACATACCCAACCGCCGACGCTTGATTTTTGAACCAATCGAACCAATTTACCAACAATGAAAGAACGCAATTTGTAATAACTTGAATTTTCGCCAACAAACAAAACCCGTCTTTCTGCATTTATTTCGGGCGGATTTTCGATTTGCGGGCGTTTCTCCCTTTCCGGGTACCTTTGTACCCTTTTAAAATCATTTTGGATTGAACGGCGGGAAATTGCCCCGTAATCGGGTGTTCTTTTTTTCGTCCTCATATTTTCAAACTTCTGTATTCGTTTTTAAGCAATTCAATAATCCGGACGTTGCCCGGATATATACGCATTTTCGTTTTATCCCCATTCTCCCAACATGAATGATGTTCAAAACATAGTATATTTATATTTCTTGCATCATGCGCCATTTCGGGAAACGCTCCACGGGTCAATATATGCGAACAATAAACGGCGGAATAATTCCGTAACGGCTTTAAACATTCTTCGCATCTGTGCGGCTTATGCTCCCAAACCCACCGGAAAAACCGTTGGTTGGCAACGGGAATGTCGCCACGTCCTAAAACGCAATTCCCGAACATTTCCCGTTGTAACTCAACACGCAACCGTATATCTAACCGAAAATTACGAATATCCAATAACGGTTCGTAACCACGTGCAACGCAATATTCATATTCGCAACGCTCGGTCAACAATATTGGCTCCATTACATATTGTCTGTATCGTCCGCCGGGTCTGCCATTTCCGGGAACATATCATTTTCATTTTCGTTGTCTGCATCATTTACGTAAACTAACGGGTTTGGTTCCCTATCAGCCCCGAACAATTCTAATTGGGCTTTCTTTCCCTCAAACAGAAATTCGTAAACCTCGTTTTCAATATCGCAAACAATGTTTTCCAACTCTTCCTCAAAACCGAACGTTTCAACGTTATATTTCATTCGTGGGGTATTGATTGCTGTTTTCTGATTGTTTGATATGGTAAACAATCCGGTTAAAACGACGCCTACGTTATCATCCTGCCCGGACAAAGAAACGCCCCTTACTTCGATATTATTCAAACATTCCTCGGCAAAACTTTCCGCAATATCTGTTTGTTTCTTTGTTGCTTTAAACTCCGGCGTTGCCATCATGGTTTTAAATGACGTTATGTTGAATACACGTCCCATAATCGGGCGCAAATCATTAAACAAATGACGCAAATCCGGGTGTATGTCTTTTGCACTCAATACATGGTATTTGTTCGTGTAACTCTCATTTCCGACAACTTCCGTTACTTCATAATGTACGTCTAACCCGCCATCTTTCAATAACTTTACTTTCGATAATGAAAACCTTTCCTTTGTAGGAATCGGCATAACATTTTGTTTTTTTTCGCTCATAATTTTTAATCTTTATTGTTTCCCGGTTCCTCCGGGTCGGTTTCTTCTTGGAAATACTCGCACGGTTCATCATCAGCACAACGACCGGACAAACAACATACCGGATAATCCACGCAATCAATGCACATTTTTTTTTCGTTCATAATTTTAAAGTCTGTTTCATTTAACAATTTTGCAACCTTGTTTTCCGGCTCTGCATCCGGTGCAAATATCGGTTTCGGGCCGTGAACTAAAACTTCCCTTTTTACCTTTTTGGTCTTTGCGGGTTCCGGTTCCGGGTTAAACTTCAATTGTTCCGCCGGATATTCTTTTGGTTTCAGTTCTATAATACCATTTTCCACCAAAACCGGAATACAACGTTTGCAGGCTTTCACGTCCTCCAACGCATCATGCGCCGGGAATGTTTCGCCGGGGAAACACTTGTTGTAAAGTTCCTCCAATTTCGGATATTTGCCCGGACGTCCGTCTGCATACAATGCGCCAACAAATTTAATTGTTTTCATCATCGTATCAATTCGTTTGCCCTTAAACAATGCGTCCTCCGCTTTTGCGTCGTAATATTCACGACCCATAATGCGCAATATCATTGCTTTTACAATTGACGTATCAAAGTAAATGTTATGTCCGACCAACAAACGGGCTTTTTTGCAATCCTCCAAAAATTCGTCTATAATGTCAGCAAATGGGACGCCCTCGGTGTTTGCTCTCTCTGCTGTAATTCCGTGTACCTCAATTGAGGCCTCCGGTATTTCCCACCCCTCCGGCTTTATGATAAATGAACGTTCCTTTTCGTTTACCGCCCATGCCAATTGCACAATATTTGGAAATTCCGCAAAATCAACGTCCCATTTTGCGCCCTTTGGGGGCAACCCGGTTGTTTCACAATCGAACGTCAAAACATCTTTCATAATGTCGTTTATCTCATTTCCTTTGCTGTCTTTCAATGTTACTTTTTTCATAATAAAAAATCTTTTTTGCCCGTCTTTATTGGGCGTTTGTTCAACATAATTTGCCCGTGTAATCCACACGCAACCGCATTTCAAACATTTAACCCGGCTATATCCGTGCGGCGTATATTGGTACCGGATAACCCGCCAATCTTTCAACGGGTAACATTTACGGGGTTGGTTACACTTGCAAAACATATTATTTTTTCTTTTTTAATCTTCTTGTTTCTTTTTTACGGGTATTATACCCGGTTTTAAATGCGGACAAATAAATAAAATCGCACGCATCAATAAACATTTCGCTTGTCTTGCATAATTTATATATTGGGCAATCCGTACATTTAAGCCGCCCGCTTGCCTCTCTCGCTTTCTTTTCCAACGGGCTTAATTCTGAATAATGCTTCATATTAAATGCTTCTTGGGTCGTCAATATACAAATTATAATTTTCTGCGGCAATCTGCTTTAAATGCTCAATGTGTTCTATTAATTCCGCATTGCTCAACTCCGGTATTTTACGCAACCGGGTTTCATATTCCCCGGTTTCAATATTCGGTATTTGCTCATACATAACCGGGGACAACTCACGCAATCGGCGTTCGGTTTGTTCATCTGTCAGACGTTCGCCCGCCTCCCAAATTCCGGTTCTAAACGTTGGTACAACGTAATTGAAATAATAACCTTTCAAAGCCTCTGACGAACCGGGCGACGCTACAATAAAACGGGCGATTATGCGGCTACCTTTGTGCATTGCAAAGAATTGATTTAATTCCCCCATGTACATTTGTAAACCGCCGTTATTATTAATCATTCCCGTTGCTGTTATCTCTCTTTTCCTCATTGTCTTTCTTTTCTTGCTGCCTCCATCAAACAAGTAAAATTCCCTACAAACTCGCCATTATAAAATGCTTTTATTGGTATTCCTTGTTTATCTATAATTGCCTTATAACGTCTTTCCCTTGATATTGGGTTATTTTGATTTTCTTTCTTTGTTACCCATCTTAAATTATCAAGATTGTTATTTAAGGCATTGCCGTCTATATGGTCTATTTCGGGTAAATTATCCGGATTTGGTAAAAATGTTTCTGCCATTAATCTATGAATCATTTTATTTACTCTTTTCCCGGTATCTGTCATTATTACTACAAAATGATAACCCGACCTTAAAGCGGGTTTCATAACTTCTCCCTTAAACTCGGAAAATATTTCTCCTTTTTTGTTTATTAGATACCCGGAAACTCCGGGTATCTTTACGAATGATTTGTCTTTACATTTATTTATCGGCTTCTTCATATTCCTCAATAATTAAATCCTGCTGTCCCCTTACAACACTTTCAATAAAACCTTGGAATCCCTCCTTTTTTGCCAAATCCAAAATTGCCTGCAATCTCTTTTGTCCCAAACTTTCGCCCCTCGCAATGCGGAATACTTTCACGGTTGGGTTACTTGCAATAATCAGTTTTGCGGCAACCTCCATTATTTGCGAATCTGAAACCTTTCCGGCAACAAATGGGACGTCATTCAATACCAACCCATCATCACTAAACGAAAGTCCGGAAATCGGCAATTTCGCCGACGAAATAAGTTTTTCACGCTCGGCGGATAATTCCGCAATTTCTGAATCCATCTTTTCCGCTTCTGCTTTTTTGTCGTCTGCTTGTTTTTTCTTTGAAAGATAATCGGCAACCTTTGCAGCCTTTTTGTTGTGTTCCTCTGCTTTTCTCAACTGCTCGGCTGTATCTAATTTTTCCGGGTTGTTTTCTTCGTAATTAGCCAACCATTTTTCGGCATTTGCTTTTCGTGCTTCATAATCTGCCTTTTCACTTTCTATTTGTGCAATAGCTTCTTTGTAAAGTTTTTCAGTTCTTTCTATCGCTTTTTTAGCTTCTTCAATGGCTT